AAATCTTAATATTCTGTATTACTATATATAGAGAACAATGGATACAAAATCATCTTTAAGTGAATTGAAACCAAATATAAACCAAATTTTATCAAATAAAAAATACAAAACTCATTATAAAGTTTATGGAAATTTATCAAATAAATGGCAAATACCTATAATTCTAATACATGGAGGACCAGGGGCAACTCATAAATATTTTAAACCTATTATTCCATTAAGTCAATACATTGGCCCAATTATAGTATACGATCAAATAGGAAGTGGAAAAAGTAAATATAGATATAAAATATCTACGTTAACTCTCAAAGATTATGTCAACCAATTAACAAATTTACTTAAACATCTCAAAATTGATAAATGTCATTTGCTTGGACATAGTTGGGGAACTATTTTAGCATTAGAATATTATTTGAAAAATCCCAATAATGTTTTGAGTATTATATTTTATAGCCCAACTATTAGCATAAAATTATGGCAATGGCAAGCAAATAAATACCTATCGCAAATGAAACAAAATAATATTACAGATATTGATATTCCGAAGCAATATATCAATAAACATATTGGTAATATTAAATTATTACAAAAATATGCTCAAACTAATCAAAATATATATAAACATTTATGGGGAGAAAGTGAATACAATGTCAATGGATACATTAAAAATTATAGCAAAATATCAGTATTGAAAAACATAGATATACCAATACATTATATTTGTGGTAAATATGATACTGCTTCACCTAAAATTGTAAAATATTTAGCAAAAAAAACTCCTAATTCTACTTATAAAATATTTAATAATAGTCGTCATCTAGCACATTTTGATGAAGAACCAGCATTTCAAAAACATATCGTTTTTTATTTTAACTCTTTTTACGAAAAAGTACTTAACCAAAAATTCAAAATATTTTTAACTCAATTTTTAAAGAAAAAGAAAAAACATAAAAATATATCAACACAATTAATTACCCTGACTATTTTAAAATATAGAGCTAAACATCAATTTCAAAAATATAATTTAAATAATTTTCTAAAAAAAACTATTTCACAAATTGATATTAAAAATATTAAAATAAAAAAATTATTTGATTTACAAGCACTACTTGATTATTGGTATTATACAAAATTACTAGGTTATGGAAACAAATATAAACCAGCTGATAAAATGATTAAGCGATTTATTTCGGAAAAAAAAATTAAGAAAATAAATCATCCTGCTGATGCCATTCTTATTTACATATATATCAGAACATTAGATTATTGTGATAAGAAGAAATATAAATATTTACTAAAATATATTCCTTTTTTAAAAGAAAAATCAAAAGATATCAAGAACCCAAAATATTATGCATATTTTCTAACTCATATTATATTGTATGATACCCAATTCGGAAAAAAAAATGAGATACAACAATCTTCTAAAATCGCACTCAAAAAATTATATCACTTCTGTAAATACAAATTAAAATATAATAGAGAAAATATTGATCTAATGGGAGAAATTATCCTGTGTTGTAAATTATGTGATAATTACAACTTCCCTCTTTATTCTAAATTAATTCAAAATATTATACCTGCACAAATATTTTCACATTATCATGAAAATTCCGTTTTAGTAGCAGCAACTTGTAGATGGGATAATTATCGTAATATTAAAACTAAATTATCTCAATAAAATTTTTAATCAAATACAATTCTTTGTTCCCATGAACCACTCACCTTTTTATATAATGCCATTGTTGTAGTTCCCAATTTTTCCAATTTCCAATCATTATCTGTTTCATTTAAAACATCTGAACAAATAATAACATTATTATCTACTCGAACTGAACCATCACTATCAATTTTGACTGAATTCTTATTATTATTTTTTATCAAAATTGATTCATCCGATTTTATTACTGTTATACTTGTTAAAGGATTTACTCTACCATCATCTATCTGTGTTGCTTTACCAATATTATAAGTTATACCAGATGCTCCTGAAAATTTTAATTTATCCCCCTTTTCAGTCATTGAAATACTACTTGTACCAATCTTTACCGTATTTGCACTAAATATACCATCACGGGCATAAATACTTTTGGCATATACATTACTATAATTGCCAAGCGACTCAAATACTGTAAATGTATATGAAATTGTTGCTACCGTACTTGAATTGTATGTAACTGTTAATGAACCAGATGTTAGAGTAGCAGAGGTTGGAATACAAGCAACATTTACATCCTTTTCTTCATTATCTAAATCCATACTTATTGAACTTGTAAATGCTCCAGTCTGTCCTTCTCTCAATGTTAAATGACTATCATTTGAAACAATGGATACACCTGTTACAGTACTTGGTGTAGATAATGTAAAAAATGAATTAGTAGATCGATTGATTTCAATCTGATCTAAAGTGAAACTTGTTGGGGTTACTGTAATTGACATACTTTATTAATTAAATAAAATTATTTTTTTAATAAAATTTTACGCAATCACTATACATTTACATTACAATTGTCTGCGTTTAATTGTTTTTGCTTTAACAATCTCCGCATTTCCATTCTTTAACCTTTTACCAGAATATCTATATCCTTTTTTTAATTTACCAGAATTACCACCAGTTTGAATTATACCTCGATGCTTTCTTGTTTTTTTATTTTTCTTTCCTCCTCTAGGGGGAAAGAGAATAGGATCTCGAACTACATTACTTGTATCATTAGCATCTATTTTAATTGATGGTTTTGTAAAATCATTAGCATCATTACGAGCTTTTAATGGAACATCTTTTGGTTTATCTTTCTCAAATTTTCTTAAATTATCATGATATTTAAAGAGATTAGGATCTCGAACTACATTACTTGTATCATTAGCATCTATTTTAATTGACGGTTTTGTAAAATCATTAGCATCATTACGAGCTTTTAATGGAACATCTTTTGGTCTATCTTTCTCTAATGTTCTTAAATTATCATGATATTTTTGGTCTCTTTCCCATTTAGCTACTGACATAACAATATAGTTATAAATATCAGGATCGTTTGTTTCATTATAGTGATTAAATACAGTCATCATACGTTGTAAAGCATGCTTAAAATTAGAAACTAACTTATGTTCTGGCTTTATATGTTCAACCATATACAATGCTCTTTGAAGACTTAAATATAATTTTAATGGATTGTCAAAATATGAACCTAATAATCCCCATATTACACCAAAATATCTTGACATTTCCCCACAAATACCATGCCTAACAGCCCAAAAACCATGCATTGATGTAGTCTTGATATTGTATGTTTTAAATTCAGATGGTGCCATATATTTAATGTTTAAATCTAAAGTAAATCCAGGTTTATCTTTCTCAAATTTTTTTTTTACCAATTTCACTAATTTTTTTAAAGTTCTTTTTATGTAAAAAACTATTTCATAATTATTTTCATAATAATAAAGATCTATTATTTTTTTATTATTATCTCTATTTTGTTTACTAATATGAGCTATTAATAAATTAGAATGATTTGTATCAACCCAACCATTATTAGTTTCATCTAACTTAATACCGTTATCCAAAGTAAATGATAAAACATTATTAACAGAAAGTACATTTACATCTATTAATATACCATTTTTATACGTGGCATGATTATCAGCATAATAATTTAAGGCATATCTTAAAGTAACCCATGGTCTATACATTAACTCACCCATATAGTCTTCGTTAAGAAATCTTTCATATGTATCATGTGTTAGTTCAGGATCCCATAGAACTTTCTCATCATCATTCTTATAATTATTTGCCCAACCACCTCCACCAATATTATGAGGAAATTTATTTGGATTATTCATTTTATCATCACATAATGTATTAAGGGATTTTGTAGTTATATTACAAGGACTAGGACCAGGACCAGGACCGAAGGCTTGAATTATGGGTCGTTTTAAAAATTCATTATAAAAAAAACCGCCATTAAAATCATCGTAAATTGGCATTAAATGAAGTTCTCCCTTAGCACATGTAATTTTTGGTGTTAAATAAGTATGATGAAAATCTTGATTAAATCTACCTTTTGCATATTTCGGTAGAGACCAGAAGGAAGAACTAATGGTATAATTTCCAAGATCATTACGAGTATATATACTATCAAAACCATCTGATTTTATTCTAATATCTCTATGTCTATCATTTTTATTGTAAAATAAACTACTTAAAAATTTAAAAAAATCTTGCCAAAACTTTATTAAAGTTTTACTATTTCTTAGGCGTTTTATTGGATCTTTTTTATCCAATTTTAAGTTATTTATATTAATTTTTTGAATCCTATGTGGATTTTCAAATTGCTTTCTTTTTTGTTTTGTAATACTATAAAAAGTTGGAAATAAGTTTTCATATTTTGTTTTTGCAACTTCATATGATGTTAAAAATTCCTTAGGATTCATTTTCATCTTATCTAGAATATCTGTTGGTAATATCTTTATTTTAGATTCTTTTATCTTTATGTTAGTTTCTTTTTTCTGTTCATATGGTTTTGTTTTTTTAGAAGGTTTAGGTTCTTCCTCTAAATGATCTTCTTTTACCATTTTTTCATTTATATCTAAACTTGGATTCATTTATATATTTAATAAAGATATAAAACATCATATAAAAATATCAAAATTTTTTATTTTTTTACATTCTAGGCAAATTCGGGACTGAATAAGAAATAACATATAAAAATACGTTAAAATTGAATTTTTTGATACCTATGTGGAGTTTGAATATAGGTTTCTTTGAATCACTTTGTGGTTCTTAGAATTTATTTCGTTTTTGTTAGTCAGCATTCCACTTGTTGGAATTAATGAGAAAGTCGACCATTTACTTACAAAAAGTAGGTTATTTGGCAGGCTATATTCCCTTTAGCGCAAGAAAGGTAAAATATACTCTAGCATTATGCACTGAAAATAACAATTCGATCATCTACGTATGAAAAAAACTATGTCAATCTTCCACCCACATTATATTAATTCGGGACTGAATAAAATAAAATAAAATAAAATAATTAAAATCGATTATTTGTAATCCTATCAATTTTATCTTAACATTAAGAAACATGATTTCTACACACATCATCAAAGAAGATCCTAGGAAAACATCTGCAATACTTAATAAATTTTATAATTATCTTGTTATTACATACCTCCTAGAAAATAATAAGATTAAAAGAGAAAAAAGTAATGTAGGCAAAGCAGCATTAAAAATTTTACCAAATTATCAAGATTTTATTGATAATGGAGATGTACAAGTAAATCTTGGAGTACCTCTGTTTTTTATCTCATATAGAAATTGCTTCATAGAATGGGATAATAAAAACAATAAATATTCCTAAAAATAAAGAATTAATTTCGGGACTGAATATATTTACATTTATAAATATGTGCGTTTTTAACAAAAAATACAGATATTTCGATAAATTTTATATACTTATATTAATAATAAATATAAATCGAAATAGCATATTTTTAAGACTGGACAGTCAACGGCCACAGTTTTAAGCTCGAAAGTCGCCATATGGCCGTTGACTGAAACCGACTTAAAAAAGCCCGTTTTTGACACCTCTTCATTCAAAAAGTAAGACTGTACAGTCTTGTCCCAAATGCAGCAAAACAAAACTTTTTCTAGAAAATCATTTTATAAATTTTTTTTTCGAAAAAAGTTTTTTATAAATTTTTTTTTGAAATATAAAGTTTTTTTTTTTTTCCGGCTCTCTCTCTCTGTACTTTTTTTTTCAAAAAAAAACAGTATAAATAAACAACAAAAACAACAAAAAAATAGACTGTCAGTAATAAAAAGAACATTGTTCGATATTATTTTATTAGTTAATATAGTTTATATTTTTAATGAAAAAATAGAAAATAGGACAACAAAAAAAACAACAAAAACAACAAAACAACAAAAACAACAAAACAATAAAAGACGTTTTTTCTTTAATAAAAACAATATAAAGATTTTCTTATAACGTAGTATATAAAATACATATAGCAATGTCAGCAATATGTTATAGATGCGAAAAGGATTTCAAACAACGTTGGAGATTGGATAGACATCTTAAACGAAAAAAACTTTGTAAGAAAATCCCCAAATACCAAAATATACCAGAATATACCAAAACAACAAAAAAGCATACCAAAATATACCAAAATATACCAAAACCAAAACAAGAAGAATCATCTAGTCAATCCTTACCCGCGATTTATGATGGATTTTTGTGTGAATATTGTGATAGAAATTATAAAAAAAAATTTACCTTAAATCGCCATCTAAAAACTTGTAAAATTAAAAAAGCACAAAAAGAAAAAGAAAAAGACAAAGAAGAAATAAAATTTTTAAAAAAAAAAGTGGAATTATATGAAATAATTACAAAAAATAGTGATAAGTTTTTATTACAAGAAAAAGCAAAAGCAAATTCAATAACAAATAATAATACAAATACAAATACAAATTGTCATAATACAAATATGACAAATAGTAACAATACGGTAAATATTACGGTAAATGATTATGGGCAAGAGAATGTAAATTATTTGAAAGATTCAAAATATAAGCGTATTATAAATAAGATATTGGGAAATGGAATG